GGTATTAATTATTCCACAACAAGTCAGAGTTAGAAAGTATGAAGTTGACATTGTTAAACTGCAAAAAGTTTTGAGAAAACATAAATCAGAAACAGTATTAACAAACAAAAATCTTGCAGGTCTTTTGCAAATACCTGTCACTAAAGTTGAGCATTGGTTTAGAACTGATTCTAGTTTTGCTATTCCTAGTGAAGATATATGGTTTCGATTAAAAGCATTGTTAGTTATTAAGACTGATGAATTTGATCAATCTATTGTTTGCTTTGAAGTTAGAGATGGGAAGTTTGATATGGCTGAAAGAGTTTATAGTCAAGATGGTAAATCACCAACTGTAGTTGCAAGTAATGTTGCTAAAGTTATGGATCAACCAACCTATAGAAAGTTACGACCTTGCGAGTGTGAGGCTTTACAAACATTTCCAATAGGCTATACTGAGGGTATATCAAATAGTCAAAGGTACAAATGTTTAGGCAATTCGTTTACTGTAAGTGTTGTCAGTCATATACTTAGCTATGGATTTAGATCTTAGATCTAATACCAAAAGCGTATAATATTAATTAACCAAAGGAAAAATTATGTCATATCACGAAATGTTATTAAATGCTCTTTACCATCAAGATGATTTAAATGAGCAAGTCCATTCACTTTTTGAGCATCGTATTGCTCAAGATCTTTCAATGTATAAACCGCATGAAAGACAAAGTATCAAGTCCTTAGAGGATTTCATAATCGAATCAAAACAAACTTATCAAGAATTTGAGATGTCTGGTGATGTCTGGGATTTTTCTGATGATGTAGTAGAGGCCGTTGAAAATGCAATACTAACATGCAATCAATGGGATTTAGAAAGACAACAAAAATATGGAGGTTACAATGGGTAGAATGAGCGATATGCATCTAGAGATGCAACAGAATGGTGAGTTGGAAGAACAAGAAAATCATCCAACACCAGATGAAATGCCAACAACAGGTCTAATGGACGATTTAGATGACATTGTTGGTTTAGGCAAACAAGTAGCTAAGAATAAACTTACTTACTCATTTAGGGGTATTTTTGGAGGTCAGAGATGAGCAGAAGATATTATGTTAGAGGTAAATTAATTGATGAAGATTCCTGGGATATAGATTTAAGCAGAAGTGAGCCAGACGAATACGAGGACATGGAAGATTATGTTACTGATTGTCATGGACGTATTTTAGGTGTAGGAAGGGAGTTGGAATTATGAGCCAGATAACAGTCGGTAAAGTAATAATTGATTTTCCAGATAGTCATAGGGATTTTGCAGAAGGTTTAAAAGATGCAATCACCGAAGATCTAACTGATGTTGTTAATGAGTCATTGCAACAAAAAGCAATTAAAGTAAGTCTTAAACGAACTGAAATTGCCGATAAAGTCAATACTGAATGGACACCCTTAAAGGAAAAATAATGGATAACGAGATAGAATTAATAGACTTAAAATCGTTGACTTTTTATTTTTCTTTGGGTGAGTACCCAGACTTAGATACTGCATCAATTCGTAGTGCTAAGTATAAAGATGGAACATCATTGACCAAAGCAGATAAGATTAGATTTAAAGAAGATTACCCCGAATCTTTTTATCAACTCTTATGGGATAGAATTGGTCATTACGGAAGATAGGGGTTTAACCAATAGAGGGATTAATATGGCTACAAATAGAGAAAGGCTGAACACCTTATATAAAAAGTTCGGATTAGAAAAAGAAGACACGTTTAAACATGCTCATTACACGATACTAACGAGAAGTGGTATTGAAAAGGTGCAGAGAGGATGTAATATCAAAGTTATATATGAAGTTATTAAGTGTTGCCCAGACTTTGCTTGTGTTAAAGCAACTGCTCATATGGATGATGCATTCATAGAAACTTTTGGATCGTGCAAAAGAGGTAAAGGTGGTGATGGTAATACTATTTCTTGGTATGTTATGGAAATAGCAGAGAAAAGATCATTATCACGAGCAGTTCTTAAACTGGCAGGATTGTATGAGATGGGTCACATGGGTGAGGATGAGTCAGAAGACTTTAAAGCACCCTCCAGAAGCCAACAAACAAGTGCAGAAATTAATAGGTTGATCCATGAATTAGAAAGTCCTAATTGTTCTTTAGATAGAGCCAAAGAAATTATGGGTGAGATGGAAGATAGAGAAGCAGATAATCCAAACTCACCTTGGATAGCAGTCATTGATTGTGCTATCCATGTCTTTGGTGATGAATTTAGTAAACCTACAGATGATTTGTAAAATTAGCAGGAGAATAATATGATTATACCAATTGAACTAGATGAAAAAATACAGGAAGAACAAGTAGATCTAAAGTTTTCTATTGAAGAAATACACGATGCTTGGAATTCTGTGTATGGTAAAGAGAAGTGGAAGCCTCGATTAATAGAAGAATTGGAGCAAAGACTTCTTTAAAAAATTAGCAGGGGGTGACTTTCCAATGTTATTCGGCTCTTCCTTATAGTCGTTAGGTTTAAAGAATAAGTCTGGTGCTTGGGTCTACCATAAGTGACCCTTTATTTTTTAAGGAACTAAAATGCAAAACAATAATGAGTATGACAACACGAACACAGGTGCAATATGGAAAAGTAAGTATAACGATAATCCTAAAGCACCTCAATATACGGGTAATCTAAATGTTGAGGGTGTGGACTATAAGATTTCTGCTTGGAAAACAAGTAGTGACAATCCGAAAGCACCAGTATTAAATATTGTAATTCAGAATGCAGATGACCAACCAGTTGCAACAACTGTAAGTCCAAGTCCTGTTGATGAAGAGGATGTGCCATTTTGAGCCTACCAAAGAACATCCCCATCATAATTATTGATGGGGAGCAGTATATAAAAAATAATTTAAAGGGATGGGAAAACAAATTAGTCCGAGTGTATTCTTTGAACGATGGCTCTAAGTGGACTGCTCGTATGGTAGCAGATAAACTTGGTGCTAAATGCACTAATAGTTGTGCCAGAGCAAGACTAAACAATCATGATGACCCAGAACAAGTCTTTCGCCCTCTGCGATATCAAAAGCCAAGAGAAGATAGATTTGTACCACCAGATGAAATGTTAAACCCCCAGGATTGGTGGACAGACCCAATGATTAAACTGCTTATGAGATCTATAGGCGGTAAACCTAAAACTAAGTAGGAGGAAACTATGCTAGTAATATGCCCACATTGTGCAAAACCACATGAAGTCGAGGCAAAGAAAATTGTTGTTCGACCAACTGATGAGGAGTTAATCGAGTTCGATATATTTAGAGAAAATTATAAAGGTAAGAAGCGAGGCTTACTTACTGAGATGGATAATTTTATTCGTCATAAAGATTGGCGAGATGTATTGCCATTACTCAATAGATTGTATTTAGACTTTGGGTCTGAGAAAAAATACATCCCACACTTTCAAACTTTTATCAATCAAAGGCAATGGGAAATGTTTGATGTCAAAGCTAAGAATTTACATAAACCTTATGGTGAAGAATTTAATTGGAGGAAATCATGAAAAAATTTACTGATAAAGATAAATATCTTGACAAAGAAAAAACCAAGATTAATACTGCTTTACTAGATATTGATGATGTTTATATTAACTATGAAGATTACCCAGATTTTTGTGATAGTTATATAATTTCTGCTATATGGCATGATGGCACAGAATTAGTTGATGAGGAAATGGAACATTTAAATGATGACTCTCAATTTGTGTATGAAACAATAGAAGCGAGGGCGTACTAAAATGATTAATACATATAGGTACGGAACAAAATATCAGATGATTCAAAAAAGATTGGAATCATCACAAACTAAAACTAAATCAATAGGAAAATATATGAAACTATTTGCTTACTTATTATTTTTATCAGTCCTTGTAATAAACACTTGTGCAAGTATATCAATTTACTTCTGGCTAGATGCTTATTATCCCTTAGAGTGGTGGATATGAGATACCCCAATGAATCGATAGCCTCAGAGGAGGCAGTCATAGGTGGTTTGTTATTAGATCCTTGTGTTGATAAGGTGATGCAAACTCGATTAACGTATGATGATTTTAGTAATGATAAACTAGCTTATATCTTTAATTGCATATTAGAGATGAAAAGAAAAAATAAAGCTATTGATGTCATTACTGTTAAAGATTTTATAGCTAATGATAAACAGCCAGATGACAGGGCCTGGATGGTAACTTTTGAAGATTTAGCTGTGTTACTAGAAAATTGTGTGGGAACTGCTAATATACAAACTTATGCATCTCATGTTAGAGAATGTCGAATTAAAAACCAAATAGAAGAATTAAAAAAAATAATTAAATATGAGAACTACCAAGACACAATATCTAAGATACAAGAATTAGAATTAGAGTTAGAAGATCGAGATGAAAGTTCTGTTAAAAGTATTGTTGGTAAAACTGTAGATTATCTACAAAACCTAAGTGTAGGTGGTGTTGGTTTATCAAGTGGCTTTCAATCTTTAGATGCTTTAATAACTGGTTTTAGACCAGAAACTCTAACAGTATTAGCAGGTCGGCCTAGTATGGGTAAATCCACCCTTGCTTTAAATATTGCAGACAAAGTATCGCAATCTAAAAATGTTGTGTTTTATTCATTAGAGATGGGTCAAGTACAGTTAATGCTAAAACTAGCATCATCCCATTCATCGATACATTTGTCTAAGATTGATAATGACAATATGACTAGCACCGAACAAGAAAAGTTTTATACAACTTTGAACAAGATTGGCAATCAAAACTTAACTATTATTGATAAGGGTGGTGTATCAATAGCTGATGTTGTTTCTAAATCAAGACAACTTAATAGTGAAAAAAAGATTGATATGATTGTAATAGATTATTTGCAGATTATGAAATACGACAAAGGCAAAGAGATACATGAACTAGGTACTATTACTAGAGAACTTAAATATCTTTCTAAAGAACTAGGAATACCTATAATTGTCTTATCGCAGCTCAGTCGTTCATTAGAGTCAAGAGAAAATAAAAGACCCTTTATGAGTGATTTAAGGTCTTCTGGTGAGATTGAGCAGGATGCTGATATTATTGTTATGGTGTATCGAGATGAATACTACAATCCAGAATCAGAAGACAAGGGTTTGGCTGAGTTTATAGTAGCTAAGAATAGGATGGGTCAGACTGGTTTTGTTAAATGTGAGTTCTATGGTGAATACTCAAGATTCCAAGATCAAACCATAGATATTTATTCAGACGTGGTATAATCCTAACATGAAAAAATATTTACATCTAGTAAGTTTTATGTTTATAATTAGTGTAATATCTAGTTGTACACAAATTCCCCAACAACAATTAATCTGTCACCCTGTAGAAGTTACTGAATGTATAGGATGGCTAGGTGATAAACCTATAATGTTAGAAGAGGAGTTGTAAGAAATTAGGGCATACCTCCACTTATTATGGTACGGAAATTAGTGTTTGCGTAAACACGATGATGTGTGTGTCCTAATTTGTTATAACAAGAGGAGAGAGAGATATGGAAAAGTTAATGGAAGTTGTTAATACAGTTCTTAAAAATAGATCACTTACTGTTTTTCTTGGTATTGTAGTAATTGCTTTATTTTTAGGATGGATTGGTGGATAAAAAAGATTTAATAAAAAACCCCTCACACTATACTCAAGGAAAGATAGAAGCTAAAACATTTATTGTTGATCAAGATATGACTTGGGCAGTAGGAAATGCAGTCAAATATTTAACTAGGTATCGTTTTAAACATCAAGGTGAGGGGCGAATTCAAGATTTAAGGAAAGCTATTGAGAATATTCAAATTCAAATAGATAGCATGATGTAAGTTGTGGCAAGATATAGCAGTAAAGCCAAGCGTTACCAAATATTAGATGAGATTACTGACAATATTAGAGATGCTTTAGAACTAGCCAGAGAAGAAGATACCCCTAGAGATGTAGAAATAAGATGTTTACTGCGATTAGTAGTAAATGAGTTAGATATTCTAAGAGGCGAAGAGTATGGGGAAGAAATATAAACGGATTGCTTTAAAGTTTAACATCAATCCAGTTCCTGCAGCCAGACCAAGAGTAAGTCGTTGGTCTACATACTACCCAAAGAAGTACACTCAATTTAAAAAAGATATGGAAGCACTAACAAGTGAGTTAGATGCTATTCCTAATGAAAACCTAGTTGCTATGGGTATGGTATTTAATGTTAAGATGCCTACTGCTTGGTCGAAGAAGAAAAAACTAGAACAAAATGGTCAGTTTTGTGACAACAACGTAGATTTAGATAACTATCAGAAAGCTATATTAGATGCTCTGAATGGCATTTTATACTTAGATGATCGCCAAGTTGTAAAAATAATGACTGTCAAAAGGTGGAGTGATACTCCAAATATTAAAATAGAAATGATACCTACAGGAGAACAATGGAAACACTTACCAGAGATGAATTAA